AAACGATGGTGGTAGTGGAATAACTGCATTAACATTAGATATGTCCGAAGCGGGTAAAGCAATCTTTAATAATGCTATTGCTGCTACTGGTGCTAATTTTAGTGGTTTAACTGCAAGTAAAGCAGTTGCTACTGATGCTAGTAAAAACCTAGTTTCTTCTAATATTACTTTTGATGGTGATAGTATTGGTATTGGAACTTCATCTCCTAGTGAAATGCTTCATCTAGCGTCTACTGCGGCGTCTAAACCTACTATCTTAATAGAAAACACTGGAACAGATGCTAATGAACCTGAACTTGTTTTTCTTAGAAGTGCCACCCCTACAGGTAGTTCTTTAGATATAGGACATATTAAGTGGAAAGGAAAAGATGATGGAGGAAATGTCCACAGTTACGCTAGTATTTTTGCTGATATGTTAGATGAAACAGGAGGTACAGAAGATGGAAGAATGTTGTTTAGTCTTGCTAGAGCAGGAACAGATTTAGTTGAATATATGCGAATGGGTGGTAGTGAAGTAAGTATAAATGAAGGGCAAATAGATATTGATTTCCGTGTTGAAGGCGGAACTAAATCTCATGCCTTTTTTGTTCAAGGTTCATCCGGTAATGTAGGAATTGGCAATACTTCTCCTTCAGCGACATTACACATTCAAAGTTCAAGTGCTTCAACTGCCCAAATACTAATAGAATCAACCGAAAGTGGGAGTTCTGCTGCACCCGATGTTGTATTCTTTAGAGATTCACCTTCTCCTGCAAATGGTGATGATTTAGGACATTTAAAATTTCAAGGTAAAAATGATAATGGTTCGGGAACTCTTGCTACTTTTACTTATGCAGACATATTCACCGAAGCGCAGACTGTAACTACAGGTTCCGAAGACGGAAAATTACACATAAGAACAGCAAAAAACAACACAGTGAATAAAAGAATTTCTATTGTAGCAGGAGAAACTGTAATAAATGAAGATTCTAAAGATGTTGATTTTAGAGTAGAAGGTAATGGTGATGCAGAACTTCTTATTTGTGATGCAGGAGAAGATAAGGTTGGAATTGGAGTTACTCCTACTTCTGCCCATACTTCTAAATTATCTCTTGAAGGTTCAATGATGTTTAAAGAACAATCGGCGGCTACTGCTGACTTAGACTCTTATGGACAACTTTGGGTTAAAGACGCTACGCCAAATCAATTATATTTTACTAATGACGCTGGTAATGATATCCGTTTAGATGAAGAAGTATTTATTATTTCCTTGTCGGATGAAAGCACTAACTTAGCAACTGGAACTTCAAAGGCTACTTTTAATATGCCTTTTGCTATGACATTAACATCAGTTAAGGCTACTGTAAATACTGCCCCAGTGGGTTCAACAATAGTTGTAGATATTAATGAAGCAGGTTCTACTATTTTAACTACTAAACTATCAATAGATGCAGGTGAAAAAACTTCTTTAACTGCTGCAACTGCCGCAGTTATTGGTGGTGCTGGCCCCGCTTTAGCGAATGATGCTTTAATTACTTTTGATATAGACCAAATAGGCTCTTCGACAGCCGGTAAAGGTTTAAAGGTCACACTTTATGGATATAGGACATGATACTATGGGAACTATAATTATTAATTCTTATGCTTATGGTGCATCGGTTTCGGCAGTTAGTGACTTATTTAGTAAAGATGATTCGGGTAATGGAGCAGCAGGAGATGATTTCGGAGCAACTAATAGTAGAATAACTGTAACTATTGGTGGATTCGCAGAAGACGATGTTCCCCCAGAACTTGTACCTGTATCGGCAGGAGATAGTGTAACATTAGGTTTCAATGGTAATTGGACAGGAACAGAAACTTCTATTGCTTGGTCTTTGACAGAAGGAAGTAACCCTGATAATTTAGTTACTGCCTTTTCCCCTACTAGTGGGACAAGTGCAGGATTTGACCCTGTTTTTACAATAAATGGTAGTGGTCAAGCATCTCATCAATCCACTTACGAAATTGAATTGGCAGTAACTAATACAGCAGGAACAACGACAACTCTATTCATAGTAGATATAGCAATATTGTGATTATTTTTAAGGTTGTTTTAAAATGATACCTTTATCTATTGCTTTTATAATTAGTCTTATTTTTGGCTTTATTACGACTTGGTTTTTATCTGAAGATGTATTTTAAATGCAAATGAAATAACTATTAAATTTTAAAGACAAAAAAAAATCACAAAAAAAAGTGAGCCGACTCAAAAGAGCCGACCCACTATTTAATTTATTTTGTTTTAACACTCCAAATACTAAAGCATTCTCTACATTCCCACAATTTAACTTGGTCACTAGAACCAACATAAAAACCTAAGATACGCTTCGCTAGAGTACCTTCTCCGCAATACTTACAAGTTTGTTTTAAACTCATTTGTTTTCGCCTTCTTTATCTTCTCCAAGTAGTCTCTTAATATATTCATCGACGCTTTGTTCGGTGATATTAGAACCACCGAATGCGGCAAAGAATAGTAGAGAAACTACTATTAAGAAAATAAAGAGTCCGAACCATTCTGCTGTAGACATTACCATTCAACTCCTAAATCTATAAATTCTTCTTTTTCAATAGAGAATGCTTTAACAATACCATTCTCTTTTCCATATCCCCACAAGTCATATACTAACTGTGTGTCTTTCATACAATATTCTACTACTTCGTCATATTTACCCATTTTCCATAACCTAGGAGCATCTGCACTATCCATGAGTTTGAAATCATCCATCGTACATTTAACTAAGTTTTTTAGTTGAAATCTTTCACCGTGTCCCTTTAATAAGTCTTTACTAGTATCAATGTATTGTTTATTGTTTAAATATTTATGAATACAGTATATATCCATTGAGTCTCTAAGAATGGGTAAATCAAACGCTACTATATTATGACCTAGTAATTTTCCACCCTTTTGAAAATGGTCATCTAAATCATATTTTAATTCTTGTAATGATTTAACTATATGCCCACTTTTAGCAAAAGAACCAACCGGCTCATCAACATAAACCGTTCCTGTGTTTCCATCCCAAGTAGCGACTGTTGAAACTTGAAACATATGAGTATTGGCAAATCCACCAATTTCATGTGACATGTTTTTAGTTTCAATATCTAGTGCTAATACTGACATAAACATCACGAACCGTTAGACCAAAGTTTAGAAATCTTTGCGCTTTCTTCATCGACATGTTCTTCTCCGCCAATTTTGCGCTTTAGGAATGCTACAATATTAGTATTTGCTACTGATAGCATACTGCAACATTCCCAACCCTCATCACCATAAGTATCGAGAGTTTCTATTATTACCTTCGGGCCTTTCGTTATGTCAAAAACGACATATGTATTTTCGTATTTCATATTTTCACTTCCTTTAGTTTAATATATTGACCTCTACCAATATATTTTATTTCAAATTTAGATGCTACATGTTGATTAAATATTTCATGTGTTCTTGTAGCCCCTTTCTTAATTATAGTTCTCATTTCTGCTAAATATAATTTTCTATTCACCCAACCATCTTCTGTCTTTTTAGCCATCTCTTCGTATTTTTCTTTAAATGGCTTTGTATTGAAAACGGGAGAGGCCATACGCTTCTCCTTTAGGCTCCGTTCAAGCCATTCTACCAATGACATATAACATTGTCGGGTGATGGCCCCTGCCTGTCTAACATTTTGACTTGTTACTTGAAATCTCTTTGATTCATCTTTAATATAAGGTGCTTGGGCCACTGAACACAATACTGCTAATTTGCAAGTAATGATATATAGCCTGTTAATAAACAGGTTTGATACTTCTCTCACAAACAATCCACAGTCATTTATGTAACCAATCATATTTTCATATTCCAAATCAAGATAGTCATTTGCATCTTTAGTATAAACCATCATATTACATTTTGTTTCAATATCTGAGTTTCCTTCCTTTTTCATTTCTTCATATCTTTCTAATACTAAGTCATACATTTCTATAAACTTATCTGAAAAATTATCCATAGCCCCTTGTCTATCTTTAAACTTTCCAAACTTGCTAATTTTCTTCTTTCGTATATTATGTTGAATTGATTCGGGAACTTCTCGAATATAACAAAGCATTCTTTGGAGCAAACCTGTTTCTGTCATAATTCTATTTAATTCAGTTGGAGGATAAGTCATGGCTAATACTGAACGCTCTCCGAATGTTTCAACTGTATCTCCTTCTTTAAGTTGTTTTTTCATGACCCAAGAATCACCATGTAATGTATTTAGCATAGTATTTAAAAATACAACCATATCCACTTGATGAGAATTAGGGCTAAAAATACCAGACCTTTCAAATTCATCCCAATGAGCCAAGCCACTTCCTTCTAAAGCACCATTCATTTTAACTTGGATTTTTTGTCCGGTAAATCTAGAGTTACCATTATCGTCTGTTTCCATTTCATCTTGAATAGCGTAATGTCCAACAAGTGCGGCGGATGTTGCTACTTGAACAGAAAAAACATCAAACCTTTTTCTTTCATAGTGCATTATAGGATTACCGTTAGCATCTTTTTCAATGTTACCATTTTCATTTTTTAGAGGAACTTCTACATTCATATTAAATGGATGCTTTTGTTTTTCGTTTATTTTTTCAAAGACATTTCTAGCAATTGGTTGAACAAAATTAGACAATGTTGTTTTACCTGTACCCGAAGTTTGAATGTGAAGAAAATGTATTCTAGTATCTTCATATTCTTCTTCAAAAGGTATTGCAATAAAATCTTTACATATTTGCCCTAATATTGTAAAGAAACTAATCACAGCAGGAGTTTCATTAAAGTGCGATATATTCATCGCTTTTTCTTGAAAGTCTTTTACTACCTCCGGTAGGCTTTGTTTAAAAACAGCACTCGCCTGTTTATAATCTTCATAAATTTCATTTCCATATTCTTCATCATATTCATCATTATTCATATTTTCACCTTCTTTTCAGAATTTAGAGTATTTAAAATGCGTGTTGCTAAAACTTGCCCTACGCCATCGAGGTACTGCAATTCCTCTTCTGTTTGTTCTCCTATTTCCATAATAGAACCATACTCTTTTATTAAGAGTTTGGCTTTTTTGATTGATACTCCTTTAATACTTGTGAGAACATCAAGTCTTAAATCATCAGTCGAAATCCGCTTAAATATTTCAGGTCTTATTACATCCCTTTGTATAGGTTTCATTTTACATATTGCTGTAATAATTAGTGACGCTTCTTCTTCAGTGGGAACCCAAAAAGCCTTTATGTCTGTATCTAATGTTATTCTACCTATTGCACCTAAGAATTTATTATTTAACATAATACTTCTTGCAGGTTCTTGAATATTAGATTTTGAATACTTCTTTACATCAAAGATTGCATCTTCAATCGTGCCATAAATAATAACTACATTTGTTTTGTAATGCCTATCCATGTTATCTATTTGTGTCCAAAGTCTTTTACTTATTACTGAACCTAGGAAATCAGTTGTTGACTTTGCTTCAAAACAAACATCATCAAATACATAATCACCTATTTCAAGCCACTTTTTTTCTGTTTGAATATTTAGGGCCTTCGCTTTATTCTCGACTAGTTTTACTAATCTAGAACCTTCTTTTTCTCTACTGTCTATAATTAACATATTATTCCTCCTTATCTAAAAAGGTTGGATATCGCCAACACTTCCCCACGCAATATCCATCGGGGATTAGCACAGTTTTACAGAAAGGGGTTTTGTAATTCCCAAACACTGTAAATCGTGCATGTTTTCTTGTTTCGTTTTCATTCCAGTCTAGCCATATTCCTTCGTTATTATCTACTAAGTTTTTAATTTCTGATACTATTATCTCTAATACTTTTTTCTTTTGTTCGGTTGTTATTAATTTTCTTCTTTGTGTCAACAAATCTCTATACCAAGAAACGAGGTACGCTCTTGCCATATGAGAGGGATTTTCTACCATGATAGCATTGTGCAAACATGGTAGTATCGGTAATTTTCCATTGTGGGAGGGTACAGAAATCTCGCCTTCAACCTCTTCGATGGGGGGTGCATTGGGAAACTTGACCTTGTTTTTGCCACCTTTTTTGAATGGTAAAAGGCGCATAGTTGATGCTAAAGAAAGAATGTGGTTTATGTCTTTTGAAAGGTCTTTTTCAAGTAGAGGTATGCAATAGTAAGGATTGCCGTTATTATCAGAAGATGCCATATTTACAGTATTCGGTACTCTTCTTAATCGAGTCTTTTGTCCGACCCTATCATCAAGAGTGATATCATTACCCACCTTTGAAATCAAATATGTTTTTATTTCCCTAAAGAAATATTGAATACTTCTCATGTCCTCAACTTCTTCACCAAAAATAAACATATGAAAACCACGACCTGAGAAAAATAATGTATATTCAAATTCTTGTTCTAAAACTAATTCCATAACTACTTTAACATCACGAAATGCTTTTTCGATTCTTTCTCCATGTGCATCAAAATCTAGAAAAATTCTATCTAATATTACTGACGAATCTATTTTTGCAGTTTCCGAAAAGTGTTCAAAATCATATACAGTAGTATATACATTAGTCCTATTGTTTTGTGCATTTACAAAATCAATGTAATCATTCTTCGAGAATGCTATTCTTCTTTTCATTTGTGGTGCGTTCTTTATGTGGCTCCCCGCCCATACTTCCCTCGGATATTTCATTTTTATTCCCTCCAAAATCTACTGTTGCTGTATCTAGCATATCTCTAATTACTCCGGCAATTTCACCGGAGAGTTTAATTTTTATTGCATCCCGCATTACATCTTCAAAAGTATGCCCTACGAAACCTTCGTTTATTTTTACCTCTCGGATAAGTTCAAATCTTTCAATGAGTTTTGATTCGCTATATATTTCATTACATAAAGAATCAATTGTCTTTTTGAGATTTGATATTTCGCTAAATGTCCAAGACCTAGCCAATACCTTTATTTTAATTATTTCATTGTTCATACTTTATCGCCTCGAATCTATTTAGAAGTGCTTCTGCATATCCTTGTATATCTTCATCATGTTTGCCAAGATGTAATAAAATTGTTATTGCATCTTTAGCAACTTTATGTATATTGTCCATATAATCACACCCATGTATCTTCTTGTGCTGCATCACATATTCCAAAGAAACTACAAAAAGAACATGTTTTCCAAAAGAACTTAGTAGGAAACTGCTTCTGTTCATAGGCCCAAATTAGTTTTGCTATATTATTCATAACAGAAGTCATAGACCTAGACTTTACAGGTTGTGCAAAGACATAATTAGAAACAGGATAGTACCAACCCCAATGAGTTACAGGCACATTTGGTTGTAATCCATTCTTAATCAATACTTCCGGTTCTGCATTCTCAATCAGTAATTGATAAAATGCCATTTCTTTACGCATTCCTGTTGCTTTATAATCCTTCCAAGGCCCAGTTTTGTATTCAAAAGGTACATAGCCACCATTCTCCATAAAAATCCTATCAATAATACCTTGAATATGTATCTTGTAGTCTCTAGTCAAAGGAAATTTAGGGTTTGTATTTGCATCAATAGTTATTTCGGCATCAAACATACCTTCATTACAAACCGGCAAATACTCATCTGTCTTATTTTCTGCTCTTGATTCTAAGTACCTCTTAGTTTCAAAGGATGCTACATTTAGTGAGATATCATAATACTCATCAATGGGAGTTAAAGCATTAACATATTGTTCAACCTCAAGAGGTGTCATGCTTTCTGCTTTCTTAATATCAAAGTCATTAAAAAAGTCCTCTCTATGGTTGTGTAAAACCGTTCCTTTACGCATAGCCTCCGTTTGGTCTTGAGGTAATCTTTGAATGTAAGAAAAGTCGTACTTTTTATTACACCAATCGAATGACCCAAGAGAAGACTTAGTTATTTTCAATATAGGTTTAGTCGGGTCATCATAATTCTCCGGTTTCCAGTCATAGGTGTATTCGCTCATAGCAGAAATTACTGCATTATATTTTTCATCATTATTCATTTAAAACCACTCATCCAATTTTGTTTGTAATTTTCCTGTTCTTATGCTTGATAAGTCCCAATCCATAGCCCTATAAACGGGCTCTGCCTTTTTCAAGACCTGTTCTGCGTAGTGAAGCCAATCCGGTTCATAATCATTGAAGTCTTCATAGGTTGTGCCGGATATATACTGTACTGCTTTTTCCTCCTTAGTTAACGGGTTGATAAATGTATCGTCGTGGTTGACTTTTAGAAATAAATATGAATCATCAAATGTCATATCTAACTTTTGTTTAGCATACAAAACACCGGCAATACCTGAACCTACGCTAGGTCTTTTGTTTTGTAAGGTAACAAATCTACTTGTTTCGGTGCCGCATTTTTTACACCATTTAAAATTAATACAATCTTCTAAGTTATATTTAGAATTACATTCTACACACTTTACTTTAAATCTCTCACTTTTTAATCTGCTTCGTTTTACTAAGGAAGAAATGGGTATTTCTCCATTCTTAACAGAACGATATATTTCAAATAAATGAATATTTATTTTACCTAATGGTTCTTTTGTAACCCACTTTTTTAGAATAGATAATTGTATTTCTTTAGCAAAAGGAGTTTCACTTACTCTCTTAGCAGTAAATCCAGTCATTGTAAATTTTGGTTTTTCTAACCACTCTCCATCATCCCAAGTAATCATACCGGCATTTCTATTCTTTGTTGCTCCGACACCCAATGCGGAATAATACTTTTCAAATTCCAAAACAACAGGATGTTTTTCAAGACCCATTACATTAGGAAAATGTTCTCTCACTGAAGATTCTATTTCTTTTATAGCCGCTTGTGCTTCTTCAACTGAATCTATTTGAACATAAATAGAATCAGTATGTCCATATACTACTTTCATTTTTGAGCCTCCACACCTTCACTAATAATCATAATTACTCCATTATAGAATGTTTTCAAATCGTTAATAATAAAGCGTACTAGTATTTTAATAAGTAAAAACATTTTATCACTCCAAATAATATATAAATTTCATAGCGGGAGAGTCAAACTGGTCTTGTAGTTCCTGTATTGCTTTATACATCTTTAATAGTTTTTTATTTATAGAGTACAAATCCTCCACTTCCTCTTCTAGCATCTTTATTTTCTTTTCCATTTTCTCTAGTTTATTCATATTACCACCGTAATTATTGTTATAATGGTTGCTATGTTCACGATATTTACCATCATCAATATCTTATTTGACCTTGCTATCATAGCGAGCAATTCTTCTAATAACTGATTAGTCCTGTCCATCATCATTCTTATTCACACCTTGTTCTATATTTACAATGATAGCGTGACGCTTCAAGTTATTCATCATTTGAAATATTTCTTTTACTTCTTGTAAAGTAATATCCCAAGTCTCTTCTGTATCATATGATACTTTAACTGTTACAAATTTAGTTCTCATTTTTCTCTTCTCCAATATAAATTTTTTTCTTTTGTTTTTTTCTTTTCGCATATTTGACTCAAGTAAGCACCAACAGAATATACGCTAGTAATATACATACTATTGCCCCTGTCTTCTAAAATCTTTGAATATATCTCACTTGCAGTAAATGGTTCTTCTTGGTTTTGAATTGCTTCTTTAACCCATTTTTTCATTCGCCCATTTATCTTTGTCATGTTATTTCCTCCTGTATGTTCTAGGAGCAACAAGCGTACCGTACTTTTTACAATAAGATGCAATTTGTGTATTGCTTCCAATATAAATACTATTGCCTTTCTTTGCTACAATTTTGTCTCTTAATTCGTCAACGGTAAATATTCCATTAAATTCAAACATCGCTTCATATATCCATCTTTCTAATAATTTCATTCTTTCAACTCCTTAAGCAACAAAAAAGACGCTCTTCCCTTTTTCTTATTTATAAAAAATTCACTTCTATACTCTTTCATATATTTATAAACTTGTGAACGACTTAAGTTAAGTTCTTTACAAAGCCAAGTCACTATGACTTTTGTAGCAATCTGTTCATTTTTAGGAATAAGTTTTTCCTTGTAAAACTTACTAACTGCCAAACTAAACGACTCTTTTCTTGAACTAAGAACTTCTTCATCTATTGGGTGGCTATAATATTGTTTATGCCATTTAACTATGTCAGTCACTTCTTTTGGAGTTAACCTTTCTTTAATTAAGAAAGCCCTAAGTATTTGAAGAGAATTTATATTTATTGTGCTATGTTCTTTAAGAATAGATTTTACCTCTTCTTCAGAAATATCAAACCATTCACCTTTTGTTCTAAAAGAATCATATTTTTCATGTAGTTCTACTTCTAGTTTTTTAGCATTATTTGTTTCAATAAAGCCCAATAATTCAATTCCAAAAGGACTACCTGTTTCCATAGTAGCAATTCTATCTAAGGGTGTGTCTTTTTCGGTATAACCTATCTTAATAGGTTTAGTAGTCTTATGTCTAATAAAATATACGCAACTCATACTTTCATCTCCTTTGCTTCTCTTTCACATTGTTTGCAGTTAATCTTTCCTTCAAATTGAGGGTTGTGTTTTATTGGTTTTTTACATTTCATACTTTCACCTCTATCAAATACCTAATTAGTAAATAAATTAATTCGTCTTTAGAAAGGGGGTCTAGGTTTTTCTTGATTACTTTAGAAAGTTTATAGTATTCTTCATCAAGAACTGTTTGGGTAACATATTTCATATTTTCATCTCCTTATAGCACTGTAAGCAATAATTACCCAATTTATTCATTTTCTTTGATACTTTATATTTATCACATTTCCAACATCTAAATTTTGGATTAGGAGGATTTAGCGACCAACCTCCGTTAAGAATATTAGTTCTCATACTTTCATCTCCTTTGCCTTAAACGCCGCTAATCTAATTGCTTCTCTTGCACTCGCAGTAATGCTTGCGGCCAAATTAACATCGGCCCAACCAAACCCTTGAAATGCAACAATGCCATAAAAAGATGCCATTAAACGCTTTACAGCCATTTGATTATTATGCCACTTAACTGCTTCTAAATCATCCCCGCTTTCTCTTGCATCTCGCATAAGACGCTTATATTCATTTCGCAACTCTTTCAATTCAAGAACTGCTCTCGGCAATAGTCCTAATTTATCTGTTTTATAATACAACATGTGCTTTCTTTCTACAGGGCTAAAGTCTCTTGGAGTTGCAATATTAACTGCAAATTCAGTCTGTTCTTCACTTTTAGTTTCCCAAGAAATATTTCTAGCAATCATCATTGATGGGTACAATCCGGCAAAATCAAAAGCCGCTACATTAAGATGTAATCCATTTGTACCTTCACTAAGAGGGTCGTATATCATAGCACCTTCATATTCTTCTCTTTTATCGACTTTACTTCCAGTCTTACAAATCCAATCTGCATTACGCATAAAGTAAATAGAACCCATATGGCTTGCATAAAAACACGCTTCAAACGGTGCTTTGAGCAATCTTTGTAAAGCAATAATAGCCTCACTACAGAAGTTTGTTTCATCTATTCTTACAAGTAATTCAACATCTATTATAGCATATTTTAAATATGCTTCTGTATCTTCAAGCCAACCCCTACGATAAAATTCATTGGGGTCTTCAAAAATAGTTTCCTTTGATTTGCCTTCACCGAATAATGTTTGAGAAACATATTCAAGACTCATTGAGGGTAATGTTCCTCTTTGTGAATCATTCCACTGTCTCTCAAAGGCTAGGTCTAAATTGAGGGTTATGCGGCCCCCTAATGGTTGTTGTATGGGCGAGAATCCACTTTCACCCTTACTGAAAACAAACCCATTTCCGGCTTTCTTAACGCCTTCTATTCGGTTAATTGGAGACATAAGCATAGGGTTGATGTCCAATGCACAACACCTTTCAAGCAATTTAGGCAAATCGAATTTCAATCCAAACCATGCTATTAACATATCAGGGTCTTTATCTACCATAACTCGAATAAAGGATTCAATCATTTCTTTTTCATTATCAAAGTGTAAATACTCTTCTCCTTCATAATTAGGAAACCAAGCCCACTGATAATACTCTTTATCATAATTATCATACATTACAATAGTAGTAATCTTATCATGATGTTCTCCACCTTGTTGCCATTCCATATCCCAGTACCATTTACGCAGTTTATATTCCGGCATGTTATCTACCTTATCAATGGCATATCGAAAGCCAAAAGGTACATCTGCTTCATAAGTAGTATTCCACATTTTACGAGCCTTGTAAATATCACTGGCTTTTTCTACTATTACTTTTTTCAATGGCTTTCCTTTTAAAGAAACCCAATCACCCTTTTCATATTTAAAGGGCCTAGTAATATGCTTACTAGCAGAATATTTCTCATGTTCAAACTCACTATCTTCAATAAAGAAATAAGGGTCAAACGCTTCTAAGTTAAACTTACGCTCTCCGTTTTCTCTCCATGCAGAATAAATATGTTTATCATCTATACATTTACTAATTATCATTTTAATTACCACCCGAATACGGGGCTTTCAATATTTTTCTATCGTTTGCTACAATAAGTAAAGGAAATTCATCCTTAATATAAAAGTTTAAGATTTGTTCTTTATCAAAGAAATTGTGCAAAGGCCCCGAATACTCAAGGGTTGCATCTTCTCCCATCGCTAATGCTAATTGAATTGTTTGTTCATATTGATTTGAAGCAGTTGTTCTACTTGAAAAGGTTACATTACCACCAAGATAATTTAATTTATAAACACCACTCTTCACTAATTCACAAAGCCCTAATGCTTCTTTAAATGTTTCACTACTCAGTTTAAATGCACCTTCAAAATTATGCGCTCCAAAAGACCAAAGTTTATCTAATTCTTCTTCATAGGATATGTGCTTCACCATTTCCCTAATACGGGAAATAGATTCCATATTTGGATGATTAACTACCATTGGCAAAGAAGCCTTTCTATTACCCGAAGTAAGTTTCAAAAAGTCACCAACATCAAACAATACATCTTCACCAAACTTTTTGAGATAAGGTATAATTAATGCGGCATCGCCAATAAAAGCACCGTTTCTTATTCCAGTTACTTCAACTGTAATGTTTAATCCAAATGTCATATCTCCGTTCCATATTTCCAGTACATTGTCTGTTAATGTCATATAGAAGTATGTTCCCATTTTTGATGAACTTAGCCCACCATTACCTAGATACTTTCCTTTACCTTGTATGTCCGAAAGTGCTTTCTCCATTTGTTTATTATTTACTACGAATTTCATTTTATCTCTTCCATTTGCATTATGTTGTTATTTTTAATTATTATTGTAATTCCTTCTATTTTATCAACAAAGAAAAAATTAGGAGAAATATAGTCAGTTAGTTGTAGTTTTCTCCTTGAAAAAACTTCTCCTACTTTAGACGCTATTACAAAACTTTTACCGACTTGTTGTTTCCACATTGGGTTCAAATCTTTCCCTCCCTTAATTCAGGAATACCATTCCATTGAATATTAGGGGGAGTTCCTTCACGCACAGTCCATTTCTTTCCAACCAAGTTACCGTTAGTTCTTGAACCAATCAATTCAGCAAAGAAATGTAATTCATTCTTTACCTTCTTCTTTGAGCAGTAAATCTCTTGTTCTAGTTTTCCGCCCCAATCTTTCCAAGCAGGTTGAACACCAACAGGTGAATTATCAATATACTTTTCAGTTTCATGAGTAATATAAATTACATCACAATTTAATTGATAAATTACTTCCAATAGGAAATAGAAAGTCTTGTTTCTATTACCGTACTGAAATGGCATAATCTTTGTAACTACTCTTGGATTAGGATTAACCTTTAGAATACAACTGTCAAGCCAAGTATCAACACCATCCATAACGAATACAATGTCTTCACCCGCTTCCATTTGTTCTTTAGCAAAGTTAATGAAGTCAAGAGAGTTTTGTTCACTCTTATCAATATCCAAAATGTTATCCTTTCGCATTACAATAGGACAATACACATTAATTCGGTCGGTTGCATCGTGATGTTCAAACCATGTTGATTCAACACCTCTATCCCAATCAAGAACATAAATATTCTTATCGGGGAAGTCTAATGCAATTCCGGTTTTTCCGGTCTTGGGTTCTCCCCAAATACCTAAAACTTTTCGTGCTTTTCGTTGCGCTCTTTTTTGAGCCATCAATTCTTTAAAATTTACTTTTTCTTTCTTAGTCCCTAGCAAGCCAATCACCTATGTTATTTTCATTTATATCTATATTTTTACCTTTGACAGAACACCATGCTTTAATAATGTTCAGTAATTCTTTTTTACTTGAGCAAATATACCTTACTTCTTTTTGTCCCATATGAAACTTTACAAAGTAGGTTTCCGCTATTTTATCGTTTTCATTCCAAGTGAGAAAATCTACCTTTTCTAAATCGGCAATATAACTTTCTCCCTTAAGAATGAATCTTTCTTCTATAATATCATTCATTTATTTTTCCTCCTTTAAGGATGGGCTTTGCACCCAAATGGCCTACATTCATTGGAGTAAGACTACACACGAACTTTAATTTAATATCAGAACCAATCGTATGATTCTTCTACCGGAGCATCTACTTCAACCGGAGAGCCCCTTTTATCTGTAACTAACACTGATGAAACATTGATAGTAACTGGGTCTGCAACTCCATCAATCAATCGTTGAGAAGTTCGACCAATAACAACAATTGTTGAACCTATTCCAAAGTCAATGCTGATATGTTCGGGAATCCAGCATGTTGTCATGTTAGACTCATTATCATAATCAAACTCGGCATTTAGGTCAGTAATGTTAAGAATGCGATTTCCATTAGATGTTGGCATCATATTCATATTACAAACAGTACCGCTTGTAACAACAAATCTATCCTTTGCAGGAAGAGTTTGTCGAGTAATATGCGCTCTATCAATTTCTACCAATTCTACCATATGACTTTCAAAGTTTTCGTTTAGAACATTAAGCCAATCAACATCTCCCATATCTCTATAATCAGAATTTTCTGGGTCTAAGTCAGCATTACGAATAAGACTTTGTTTTGTTGTCATTGTCATTCCATAGATGTTATTTCCATCTTCGGAAGGAATACCAACAAAATGTACAAAGTCAAAACAATCGGGAGTAAATTCTACTCCACCTTGATTCTTGTAAGAGAACTGATAAGGTTTCATTTCTGCCCCATCAACACTTCCATAGAAAACACCACTTCTTCGCATTTGCTCCAAAGGCAAAGGCTTTCCATAGTTTCTGTTTTCTCCACCATTCATGTATGTTTTAGTATTATCCAAAGGAATAGCCATTACACCATCGGACATTTCTTCTGCACCTTCAGGTATTTTAGAAACCATTCTCTCTTGATATTCACCATTATGATATCGGCTAATCATCCACTTACCTAAAGCGTTTTGTGTAGCAATTGCCACATGGCCTTCATTCAAAGCATTATCCGAATCACGGTTATATTCTTCTTTGGCCTTATTTCGATTCCAAGACATCATATCTCTTGGTGCTTCTAAAGCAACAAAGAAACCAAAACATTGTTTTGTTAAAGAATTACTACCAGTATTTGCTGTTTCTCCTTGCTTTTCTCGACGCTTTACTTGTGCCGCAAAGTTTCGCCAAAGACCAACTCCTAGTTCATCATTGGCTTCAATATTGTTCTCGGAACAAATTGCCTTATATTTTTCTGTTGCTTCCTCTACCGTCATATTCAGGTATTGTGCGCTTCTTTTCAATTCAGTTTGCATAATTTCGCTTACCATATTTTCACTTCCTTTTTCATATTAATTGTCCAACCATCCATGATATTAACACTTTAGGGGTCATGGTTGTTGAACGATATTCGCTTTCCCCTACTGTTCTTAACAGTTTATACTTGGTCGTGTTATCCAAGCCAATTGAAGCAATAATAGCATTATGCAAACCTAAACAGATTTGCTTTACGCTTCTACCTTCATAAACTAATTTATGAAGGTCTATCAATGCTTTATTTGGATTTTTATTCAAAATTTCTATTAGTATTTCATTGTATTCTTTATGAGATGATTCTATTTGTTTCGATAATGAGAAACCGGAGGACTTGGCCGCCTGTATTTCAGTAATCGCCCTACGCAAGTCACCATCCACCTCATATATCAATGTTGCTAATTCATCTTCTGCAAATACATTTACTTGCTCTTTTTGAAGTATTGATTTGATTACTTCTAAAATGACCTCATTAGTAAGCGGCTTAAAATGATAATTAGCACACCTACTTTGAAGTGGATGAATAATTCTACTTCTATCATTACAAGTAATAATAAAACGAACATTATTAGCATATCTCTCAATGATTCTTTTTAGAGCCGATTGTGCATCATTAGTCATGCCGCCCATTTCATCAAGCAATATAATTCTAAACGGAACATCACCTATAGTTCCACTTTGAGCAATATTCTTAATAGTAGTTCTAACTACTTCAAGTCGTCTATCATCCGAAGCATTTATCTCTACAAAGTTATCGTTAAAACTATCACCTAATATATTCTTTGCTAAAGAAACACCTGCCGCAGTTTTACCTGTACCTGCATTTCCAAATAGCAATACATTTGGCATATTACCTTCTTCAATCCATGTAGAAGCATCCATAACAAAATGCTCTTGCCCTACTATATCTCCTATTTTATTTGGTCTATATTTTTCTGTCCATAACATATTTATTCCTCCGTAATTACTCCATCCTTTACATTGATGTTCTTGATTACAATGTTTGGAGTTTCTTGTGTGGTTTCATTTACCTTTTCAATTGGTAAATTCGGCATGGGTAAATACCGAATCTCTTGTTCTTTGCTGTTCTTCAAAAGATTAGTATAGTCTTGAATGAACTTCAATGGATAAAAGAATATCCAATAAACAAGAGGAAAAGCCACTGTATATATTAAAGGTAATAAAAAGAGTTCGGGAAAGTTTCTTTGTTCGGAATCACAGTAAGTATTACCGCTACTATTGCTTGTCCAACAATCTACTCTCAAACCATCATCATAAATCATAAAATATGAAAACATAATCCAAATGTTTGCTGCAAAAAATAGCCCTAATGAAATCCTTCTAATTTTTATGTATTCGTCATTCATGCTACCACTTCGCTTTCTTTAGAAGCCCAAATTACTTGCCTAGTTGATAGACAAAACCCATCTTTCTTAGCAACACTTCTCATTATATTATTTAGTTGATTCATTGTAGGGGTATCAATCCTTCGATTGCTTCTTTTTACTTTCTTATAACCTACTATCTTTCCATTTTTAATTATCTTTTGTGTGCCTCTAGTCGTTTTATCTGTTTTTAATCTATTAAGAATTTCCCCTGTTGTGTGGGGGCCATCCATCAAAATTTTCTTTATTCTTTCTTTATTATTTTTATTTCTACTCATAAGTAATCACCTAATGTTTTTTGCTGAACCTTTACGGGGTCAGTCTTTCTTCTTCTTCTTTTCTCTCCAAGTCCAAGTATTCGACAATCTCCGTTATTTAACTTAGATTTTGCATACTCGACAAACTCTTCATCTTTTTTGAATTGATGAAGTAATCTTTCTTCTCCTGTTTTAATCCCAACTCTTTTTATTAACTTTGGCTTTTGCGAATATTTCCCACGCTTAGGCATTTTAACTTGCCCTAAATGTTTTCCGGCGTGGTTATACGCAAGCATTTCATAAAAATAGTCTTGAGGCCATTTTCTTTTTACTACTCCATCTACAAATAATAATTTGTTTGGGTGTATGTTTTCTACAAGCCAAGAAACTATTTGAGTATCAGACGGTTTGTTGTGTTTCAATATTTTTGCTACTAAATCTCTATCTGTTTCTTTTAGATACAAAGAAACTAAAGAATATGTGTCTTGTTCAAGAGATAGTGGCTCAATTGAATGAGGTGCTAATTCTTTAATTTCCTCTAATAAATACTTAAAAGAACCTGCTCTTTTTATTTGGCACATTGACTTTATTTCTTTTGGTACACTTTTTTCATTTATTGATGTAATAATAATCTGCCCTTTATATTTTCTAAGGACATTGAGTATTTCATCTTTCTTTGGGTTGAGATGTATGTCTTCTATTATAATGCCATTGTCTTTTGATAATGAGCCCAAATCTTTTATTGCCATTTCATTAGCATAATAAATAGGAGCGTTAGGTAGTAGTTCTTTAGCCTTTGTTGTTTTTCCTGTTCCGGTCTTTCCTGTTAAAAGAAAGGGTCTTTTAATCTCCATATTTGTAAATCCCATATCAAACACCTTTTAATTCAAAAAGTCTTTCTATTCCCTCTAATTGTAAATGCCTATCATTAGCAACTATATCTACTGCTTCTCTTAAAACAACCCATTCATCCTTTGAATCTGGTAAATTACTAGGAATTAGTTCGCATAGTTTATATAGGTTTTTTATGCCACCAATTCTAAGAATTGGTTTCTGCCTACTACTATGTTCGACATCTCTATATGTTGTTTCAATTTGATGTTGTTCGAGAGTTCTTTGAACTGCTTTCAGAAAAATACTGTTTGCTCTCAAATTAACTCTCAATCTAACTCTATAGCCTATTTGTGCTTTATCGTTTCTATCCAAATGAATATCTGTTTTTGATAGGCCAAGAATAATTCCAATTAACATATCTTTACTAAACACATCTAATCCTCCTTTTTAACATAATCTAACTGAGTAGGCCAATAGCCTTCTACTTGCATATTCGTTTCCATCCAAAAAATATGGGCGGCAGTAATAGTATTATTACCTCTTAGAATTGCATTCTTCTGTGCATTTATAGCCATATTTCTTATTGCTGTATCTGCCCATTCTGCTATTAGTTTAACTGCCGAATTACTTAATGGCATTTCGATTTCTTCTTTTGCTATTTTTCTTATGCTAAGTTTAGTTTTAATCTTATGCTTTTCGAGGGGCTCCTGTTCGGGAGTAATAAATTCTCCATTTTCAAAATAAGGAACAAGTGTTGCTCTCATTTTCTTTGGTCTTCCTTGGGCAGTAGTAACATCTTTTAGGTGTGCCATTCCCTCTTCGTCAATTTCAAGACAAGTATATGTTTTAAAATCTATTACCGTTAATCCTCCAACTTCTATCATTTTAATCTCTCCA